TCATATTGAGGTTTGGAAACTTTTCCACTTTTGTAATCTGTAACAGTTAGCGATCCATCTTCTTCTTCAGTCCAACGATCAATGAACCCCAAAAGAGGAACGTCGTTGATGGAAGCAGAGAACTTGTCCTCTATCCCGCGGATCTTAACATCTGGTGGGTTCTCCATGCCGAAAACGTTTTCGACACACCACCATGCCTGCCAACGAAAGTCGTTTATATTCTTGATCCGAACCGTGCTGGTTTCTTCTATGAACTTATTTTCCCACAGTTCCCGAGCAATTCGTCTTGCTTCTGCAAGCGTTCGCTCTTCCGAATCCAACGCATAAAACCCTTCTAGAATTTCGTGAACGAATGTTCCTAAAATCATTGCCTCTGAGGTCGGTTCCGGTATTCGATCTATACGAGAAAACCTGTATCGGAGAGGGCACTGCTCGTAGGTCGTAATACTGGATGCCGATAGGTGCGTAGGTAAAGGTAGAGCGGTCATGGTAGGTAACCGTGCGAGAAACTAAAACCTACAGGCTTAATCGGATCGACGGTTTCGACCACCTTGAACATTTCTGAACCCTTCATCAAGTCTTCAAGGTCAGATTTAGAATCCAGCATCTTAGGAGTGATCTTTGCTCCATCAGTGGGCAGAGCATCGGCAATATTTTTTATCGCTGTTTTTGTTTCCACTTCCAAACTTCGACCGCTGATAACAGCATCACAGATGACAGGTCGTAAATCAACCATTAGAACTCCACCATCAAGGCTGATCTCAGCATCAGCGATGAGGGCATAATCTAGAAAGTCTTCTTCGGCTTGTCTAATGAACGCTTTACGTTCAGCGCCAGCAACCGGAGGCATGTTGCGCCGTCGCACTCCATCGGCTCGTTCTTTGAACCGTCGAACCATGGCCTCTAAATCCAGTATTTCTTTCATTTTCTTTCTAGCATCTTTCTGTGTTTCTCATTCTCCGCCTCAAGGGCTTCTTTCTTCTCTAGGAGATACTTATCGTATTCCTTTTGACGTTCGGCCATAATGTAGCCGTGCGTGTAAGTGTCTGGCGTGGAATCAATACCCATTAGTAGGTCTCTACTTCTTCCGTTACTTGTTCTGCACTAAACGATAGCCGAATGACTTCAACCTGACACTTCTCAAACTGGTCTGGATTCATATTGCGACCCGGCTTCTCTCCCGTAAAGCCCTGCTCCTTGAACCATGCACGGAACTCGTTCTTCTGGTCTTCGGTAAGCGACTTAAAATTACCTACAAAGACTTTCCACTTCTCCGCATCAACAGGATAGGACTCTTCGATTTCCAACGTCAAGGCTTCTTCACTTCGTGCCAGATGCAAGGCAATGCCAAGACCTTGACATGCCTTTTTAAAGGCATCGCTGGTTGCGATCTTGAAATCATTTCCAAGATCCATAACCCCGCCACCCTTAAGCGTCTTGATCTTGGTTCCACCATACGCTTCCTTGATGGCAGTCACCCCGTCAACATTTGCGACAACCCGGACATGAGAAATCACATGCTCTTTGTATTCGGGCTGAACATGACACTTGAGAACTTCATAGTTCCATCCACCCGTACCAAGCACCTTGTTCAACCGGGCGATGTATTCCGCCACGGCAACATAATCAAACTGACGCCCCCCAAGAGAGCGCTGATAAATGAGTGTCTCGTCAAACGGTTCTGCTAGTTGATCGGCCTGCGATTTTTCAGCCACGGTCATTGCTCCTATAGATAAGGTTGGTATTGGGTTCTCCGACATCGCAATACTCGTCGGCATCAATTCCTAAATCACGCAAAGCCTGCACCCTCCAATATGAGGGTGCTGCGTAATCCAGTAACTCTTTGATCATCTGTCGGGGACTTTTAGTTATCTCTCCGGTGTCCATGTCGATAGCGGTGTCGGCAATTCTTTGAGCAACCAATTCCGCCAATTTGTCATGGTCCCACTTTTTGCGTGGCGCACCAGTCTTGGTTTCCATATTGAACTGTTGGGCCTGAATCGGGGTTCGATCCCAATCGGAATCCAACAAAATCGACTTGGCTTCCTCCTGCAAAGAGGCGATAATTTTTTTCGCCTCAGACAGTATGAAACCCAAATGCACCAAACGGTAAGTCCGTTCTGGATCATCCGTCGTTCGCTCAAGGTGAACGGACTCGTCTAATTTATTTAGGGTTTCTGAAAGTTCCTCTTGGATGCCCACAGGTTCCTCTCCTAGTAGCAGTTGAAAACAAGATAGCACAGGGGTGAGAGAAGCGCAACCGGCGGGCAGGCGAACAGGTGTTCGATTTTTTGCCTTTTTACTAATGTTACTTTTAAAGTAGGAATACTTACTAACTAACAAAATCGTTACTCTGGGAGCAAGAGGGCGAGAGTTCTTGGCCCTCCAAAGGGAGAACCAAGATTTACTCCGGTCACAGTCGGACTGTCGCAAATGGCACCTTGCGCTTTGAACAGAAGCGGTCGGTCAGCGGGCATCCACACTTCATCCGATTTCGTTCTGGTGCTGGTGCTGACTGCTGCCGAGTTCCACCATGAAGTGTAGGTCAGGGGCGTCCCACCACAGGACGTTAAGATTCCAGCCCCTCTAACGGGCGAACGACGCTGGTCAGGCGACGCCGGAGAACCGGAAGATGGCAACATAACCCCACCGTCGGAACTTGTCAAGCCCTAGATGATGATCGACACCCGGCCACGCATTCGGTGGCCTAAACCGGCCACCTCGTTGAAGCAAGAAGAGGCGGCATCTACTTGATCGTCGTGCCACGCTGACTCTGGGAAAGTTGCCATTTCATCAAGGAGGTCTGAAATGTACGGTCCCCTGACGAGTCTGACGTTTCCGTTGGCAACGGCAGCAGACAGAGGTTTGGCACGGGTAACTTTGTCGCCCGTGGAGCGAATGCCGATGAAGTCGATACCGGGAAGGATGTAACGGGCGTACAGGTCGATCAGGCTTTTACCGCTGCTCCCCGGCTCCTGTTCCATCCGGACGGCGACGTGGGGGCCATCCAGTTCGGCTGTTCGGGCGACCAGTTTTTCTACGTCTGCTCCGTTGACTCTGACCCTTTGAACATCGATGAGGTAGAACACCCCTTGGTCGAATGCTCCAAGGACGCCGACGGTCCAGTCGGGATCCGGGTTCACATGAGATGGTTCGGTGGCGGCAAGATCCCAGAACCGACACCACTGAGCGTCCACGAAATCAGGAAGATCGGTTGGTTCCATGATGACGAAGTTCTCACGGTCGAACAGGCTTCCTGAGGACACCGCCCACCAGTCGCCTTTTTCTAGTCGTGCGCGTTCGATGGGGTCGATTTCTTGAAGGGCACGCCGGTATGAGATGGGGTCGATGCCGGGGTTGTCGTCTAGGAAACTGGGAACAAAGATTCGGTCAGGACTGTTGTCTCCCTCTTCGATGAAACGTTGTCTCACCCAGTTTGGGGCGGGGTTGGATGCCGCACGCATTCTGAGTGGTACTTTGGAGAGTTCACCAGAGTTTGGTTTACGCAACCGAGAGAAAAGATAACGATAGTCAAATTCACGAATTTCAGTTACTTCGTCCATTCCAATGAATTGAAATTCGCTGGACTTGTACCGTAAATAGTCGTTTTGGTTATTTAGGTAACCGAAGGTGATTCTTGCACCAGATGGAAATGTCGCAACATAGGTGGACCCATTCCACCTAATCTCGTCGTATTCTTTAACCCAAGAAAGAAATCTATCCATTAGAGCGCCGGGGAGGGCTAGATCGGCATATGTACGTCGGAACAGGATGGCAGAGTATGCGGGGATATCGACATATTGGAGAGCGGCCATCAGTAGGGCCGACGACTTACCACCTCCAGCGGCTCCACCGAACAGACCTTCAAGATGGTGAGAGCGTAAAAAGGTCTTTTGGGTTAGCGATGGAGTTTCTGGACAAAAAAGCGGATCCTTCGGCTGAAGGAACTCATAGATGTCCGACCAGTCTTTCATAATGGGTTATGCTACCTTGAAACCTTCGTCGGAACGTGACAGGATACGAATGTGAGAAAGATTATCGCTTCTGTGGGACGTTCTAATATTGCTCATGCGTGCATGGTGTCTTCTGTAATACTATTAGGTCTAGGACTGGGTCAGTTTCACATCGGCTGGGGGATCACAGCATGGGGACTTGGGCTGGGCATATACGGCTATCTGTTAGGTGCTGAATAAACATGGCATGGAATCACAACAAGGCAATTCAACCTGACGAGAAAAAGGCTATTTCAATTGGAGCGCCTGTTTCCTATAACGCCGGTCTTGTGGGTAAACCATACACCGACGGTTGGGATATTGAGCGAGCCTATCGCGAAGGAGTCGCTAAAGTCACTTGGGTCTATCGTGCCATTGATGCTATCGCTAGTAATCAGGCACGACTGCCGATCATGTTTCTTCAGGACAACTCTCCATTTGGGGAGAAGGTGGACCGAGATGAAGAAAACGCGAACGTTGCGAAAATTCTGAACCAGCAATCCAACGACGGCGAGAATTCTTTCCTTTTTCGGTATCGGCTTTCTGCCCAGTTGTTGATGAGTACCCGTGGAGTGTTTATTGAGATCGTTCGTGGCCGCGGCGGTGACCCGGTGGCATTGCATTTGCTTCCCCCGCAGAACACGGCTCCCATTCCCCACGAAAAGAAGTTCGTGTCGGCGTTTGAGGTTGAACTGCCGAACGGTAAGAAACAAAATCTCAATCCGAAGAATGTTATTTGGATCCGTCGTCCACATCCGTTGGACCCGTATTTGTCTATGACTCCAATGGAATCGTCGGGTATTGCAATAGAGACTGAAACATTAGCAAAGTTGTATAATAGAAACTTTCTTTTAAATGATGGTCGCCCCGGTGGGCTGCTGGTTTTGCGAGGGCAGATTGATGACGACGACAAACAGGAACTCCAAGCCCGATTCCGAGGAGGTCTTTCAAGAGCAGGCGGTATCGGCGTTATTGCATCAGATGACGGCGCGGACTTTGTCGATACCGGCGCTTCCCCACGGGACGCAGCGTATGAGTCTCTTAGACAAATTACGAAGGAAGAAATTCTCGCCTCCTTCGGAGTCCCCGAATCCATAATCGGTAACGCGTCGGGCAGAACGTTTGCCAACGCTTCTGAAGAGGGGCGTGTGTTCTGGTCAGAGACAATGGATCCACATTTGGAACTGTTGTCTAGGGGGCTAGACATCTTGGATGATAACTTTTATGTTACGTTCGATACTTCTTCGGTGCCGGTTTTGACGATAGGCAAGCAGGAACGTGACCGGTATTATTTGACGGAGCATCAGCAGGGTTTGATCACTGCTAATGAGTATCGGCATAAGACTGGAAAAGAAAAGGTCGATTCCTATTTGGCGGATTCGATGTTGGCGAACCCGAACTTGGCTCCGATTGGGAATACCGAAGAGGCGATGACCAAGGAAGAGGCGATGGGTGGCGCTGGTGGTCCGGGTGGACCGATGCCTCCGGGCGCTGAGGGTGAACTGCCACCTGAAGGTGCCGCTCCTCCGGGTGCCGCTCCTCCGGGTGCCGCTCCCCCAATCCCTGAACCCGCGGCGGGTGTTGCTGAACCGGAACTACCTCTTGGCGAGTTCCCAATGCCGAAAGAGGGAGTACCGGAAGGAATGGAAGTCAAGCATTTTGAATTGGGTGGCGAGTGGGAAAATAAAGCCGCACAGGATGTGGATCGTTGGGAAGCCATTTTTGCCCGGTCGTTGGAACGTTACTTCCAGCGTCAGGAGCGAGTGATTACTGAGAAGGTTTCCGGAGCCAAGGCTAAGCGCTTATTGAGTTCTGGCGATCTCACCGTTGACGCCATTTGGGATGTTGATACTTGGAACAAGCAATTGCGGGAAGACATGGCTCCGGTTATCGAAGGGGCGATGATGGAAGCCACCGTCACGGCCTTGAAGGAATCTGATGAAAAGGTTGACCCTTCGGAGGAAGAGATTCAAACGTATATTGAGTCTCAGTTGTTGCGAACCGAAAAAGTGAATGAGACTACGAAGAAGGAATTAGCAGCGGCGATTTTGTTAGCGATGATGCTTTTGGGTGATGATGATGATTCGGCTCCGATTTCGGCAAAGGTTGCTCTGCTGGTGACTGCTGTGGCGGCGGTATTTGTTGCGTTGCAGACGAAACGCTTGAAGCGGATTGCAGAGGTTGAGAGTAATGGCGCGTATAACGCTGGTCTGTATTTTGGTGGTCGCCGTGCTGGGGCTGACACTAAGACTTGGTTGACCCGTAAAGATGACAAGGTTCGTACCGGTCATGCAGTAATTGAAAGCCAGACTATTCCGATTGGGAATAGTTTCAAAAAGGGTGTGATTTTGCGATTCCCCGGTGATCCTTTGGCTCCACCGTCTTTGACGATCAACTGTCGGTGTCTCTTAAAATTCGGAGATTAAGGGTTTTAGTAAACTGCTTTTAGTAAACTTGCCATTTTGGGTTACGGTGTCGCTGTATACTCTTGATAGTTCGTCTATTTGGAGTCGCCATGCCTACAATGACTGTTATAGAAGATACAGATATTCAGTTTAAAACCCGTGCTGGCCAGATCAATATTGACAAGGCAGAGGGTATTGTTGAATGTTTTGTCGCGGCAATTGGAAACAAGGATTCCGTGGGCGACATCATTGTTCCGGGGGCATTCACAAGTTCCCTGAAACGTCGTAAGCCGCGTGTTGTTTGGGGACACAACTGGAATGAGCCAATCGGCAAAGTGTTGACGATTGAAGAGGTTAAGCCCAAGGACAGTCGGCTTCCGAAGAAGATGTTTGATGCCGGAGTTGGTGGCCTATACGCGCGAGTTCAGTTTAATTTGAACTCTCAGCGCGGAAAAGAAGCCTTTGCCAATGTCGCCTTCTTTGGTGAGGAGCAGGAATGGAGCATTGGCTACAAGACGATTGATGCCGATTACGACGCCACCCATCAGGCAAATGTTCTGAAAGAGGTGGAACTGTACGAGGTTTCACCCGTTCTCCATGGGGCGAACCAGTTGACTGGCACGCTGTCCGTGAAAGATAACGAAGCGTCCGAGTGCGGCACGGAGGGCGAGTTGTGTGCTGTTAAAAATTTGGTACCGGACGAGGTCGAAGAAAAGGCCGATGAAGAGGTGACCATATTTGCGTCATTGCTTGAGACGGCGGTTAAGGGATCTTTCGATGACGAAGATGTCAAGTTGTGGGACTTCGATGATGAACGGGCTGCCGTCACTAAGGGTGATGAAGCGTGGGTTGTGAGTTACCACTACAACAAAGACAGTTCCGAATTCATGTTTGCTCAGCCCAAGGCTGCGGTTTTGGAAACTTTCGTTCGTGTGCTGGAAGACACGGCATGTGGTTGTGAAAAGACTGATGGATCCTGTGGCTGCGACCACGAAGAGAAGTCTTTGGAGGAAGATCTTGAGGTCAAAGTTGGCCGCAAGATCTCTTCTAGGAATGTTCAGAAAATCACTAATGTTATTGAAATTCTTCAGAGTGTTTGCAATGAGGTAATGCCATCTGAAGGTCCACTGGAGCGGAAAGAGCCGCTAGTTGCAAAGGTTTTGATTCCGGGTACATATTCGGATTACGCAGAAGCAATTCCGTTTGAATGTGCTACGGAAGAAGAGATTGCCGATGTTGTAGAGGCGTTGGTGAAAGTTGGGGTTCCGGTTCAGTGCCCAACTCCTGAATCTGTTGCCTTGGGGTATAAGACTGTAGAGGTTTTGATGCCTGAAGGTGAAAAAGAAAAAAAGAGTGTTGCTCGCATCATGAGCAAGGCTTTGCTGAGTATCGACTGGCTAGTTAACGAGCCTTCCAAATAGGAGTCTAAAATGGCTAAAAAAGATAAAAAAACTGAAGCAGTGGAGCCTGAAGAGAAGACTCTTGAGGATGAACTGTCCGACTTGGAAGATGTTGCTGCTTCGTTATCTGGTGAAACAGATGAGAAGGCTGCCACCATCACCGGCCACCCCTATGACTTGGTTGTTGTCGATGATGACGATCAGGAAGATGACGCTGAGGACTTGCTGAAGCCACCGGGTGGCGTTGAGCAGGCCAAGGAGATGGCTCCGAAAAAGCGGGTTGTCGTTGTTGAGATGGATCCGGAACAGATCACTGACGACATGAAGGCTTATGTCGTTGAGGTTCCCGATGAAGATGATGAACTTCCAAAGGCCCACGTTCCTGATGAGGAAGAAGAGGGTCCGGAGTTGCAGCGTCGTCCGCCTTCACCCATGCAGGCTGTGCCAACGGAGGGCGTACCTAATACCTCTCCGATGACACCTGTTGGTGCTGGAGCCGTCGGTCCGCCGTTTGTTCCTGAAGAAGATGAGGACGATGATCTCAAGGGCTATGGCAAGCCGGGCAAGGGCCGACTGGCCCGCTTGATGGCGTTGGCTAATGGCGAAGATCCGGACGCAGAGGAAGAGGAGGACGATGACGAAAAGAACATGGTTCCCGCCTACCCGACGGCTGTTCTGATTGGCAAAGAAGATGATGCAAACGCAAACGGTATGGAAAATCGTTTGTCTCGTTTGGGCGTCAAGTCTCTAGGCAATTTCGACTTCTTGTGCGGCATTGAGCGAACCATCCGAAGCGGCGATGTGTGTAACTTCTGTCGTGGTGGATGCGCCAGCGAGAAGGGCTTGCCCGGATTGCTGGATATAGAGGTCGCTGCCGAAACCGAATTCAAGGGCGAGGTTGTTGACTCTGGATACGCACCCAAGGACGACATGTTCGTTCTGGATTTGAAGACCGAAGACGGCTTCAAAGAGGCGTACTACTCAGGCAATGGAACCCGATTGGGCTGGATCGCTTTGGACGAAAGTTTGAGTGTCAAGAGTCTTGAAGATGGCGCTTCGGATCCATTGATCGTTTCCTTTGAGGAAGCCGAAATGACGGCCCTCAAGTACGTCAAGGGTAAATCATACGGAGTGGACGTGGACTTGTTCCACGGTGAGGACGCTTACGTCGTTGAGATTGATGGCGTGGACGGCAAGTCGTATGACGTTTATGTGTCGATTGATGGGAAGGTTCTTGGAACCGACATGATCGAACTTACCGATGACGAGCAGGACGACCTTGTTGAATTGCGTCGGGAAAAGGACGCCTTGGAAGCCGAGTTGGCTCTCAAGACCAACTACGAAGGCGAGGCGCTGAAAGATTTGATTGAGGAAGGCGTTGCGCTTGAAGATGGGTCTTTCCCGATTGTGAACGTTGACGATCTTGAACTTGCAGTCAAGGCTGCTTACAGGCACGTTGAGGCGCAGTCTCACATTGAGCGTCGCGCAGAAGAACTAGAACGATCAGACATCATTCCTGCTGAGTGGGCTGAATCGAAGCAAGCAGAAACAGATGAGTTTTTGGCTTCTTTGATGGAACTCCAATTGTTGGAAATTGACTCTGACGAGTCAACAACAGAATGAGGTAATCATGGACAAGAAAAGTTATTTCGATCCCAACTTGGGACGGATCGTGCATGTGGGAGAAGAGCCAGAGGCTCCTCCTGCTCCTACTCCTGAGGCTGATGCCACGGGTGAACGGGCACGGACGGGAAAGGGTCATTTCGTTAAAGATGACGAAAGCACTCCCGATGTGAATGAAGCATACGCAGATGGAAAGACCCCCAAGAAAAAGGGTAAAGCCAGAAATTAAATCACCCTAGGGAGCGCTATGAGTGATAAGCCTCTTGAGGTCAAAGGGCCACAAGACCTAATCGACATAATCCCGCAGGAGAGAATTACCGGTGACATTCTTCGTGGGCACGGCCCACGAAGAGGCAATCTTGAGGCGCTACTGAAATTCTGGCGACCGATCATGAGATTGCCCGGTGGTTTTCGTCGATGCATCGTCATCCTTGCGAATCATCCAGAGTTGTATCCGCTTCAGCCGTTGTGCGCGTGGCTTCATCATGAAACGACTGGCAAGTGGCCGAATGAAGGCAACCATCATGGTGGGGGTGGGGCCGGTCGTGCCGCAGGTCGGGTTGCCCGTCGTGCCGTTCCCGGCAAGCGTCGTCGTCGTCGCGGCAAGAGTGAAGACGGGGTGGAGATAGCAAGTTGGAGGGTGTATCGCCGGTTGGCTCGTATGGATGGGGGCATTACGGCTCGCCCTATCGACGGAGATCAAAATGCTGTCGCCTACAAGGCGGCACGATTTGTGCAAGGTATGCAATCGGTTCCAATGCCGGGTTCGTTCGATTGGACTAAACAACCGATTGAAGTGAAGAGGGGTAGTCACGGTCGCCTTGGGCGGACGCTTTCAAGCATCGCCTCTTATTTCACACCGGGCGATATGAGCAAATATCGCAATCCGATTCGCTCCGCCATGTGGGGGGCTTTGTTCCCCGGCGGTGGCGGTGCGGGCGGTGGAGGCATCGGTGGTGCTGCTAGGCCGTCTATCGGCGGTGGTGCGCTTCGTTGCCCCACGGGGTACATCAACGGTGGTCGATTTACAGATCCCAAGTTGAGCAATTGTGGTGGTTTGATATTTGACGTTCCGGCGAAGGGGCCGGGATCGGTCACATCAGGTGATGTTTCTAAGATGACTCGTCGTTTTGAAAACGTGAAGCCACAGGATGTTCCAGATGTGGTTCGTGATGTGGTTGTTAAAAAGCCTAAGGGTGATCCTTTCGCTGTTGTTCGTGAAGCAGCGATTCGTCCTAATCGTGCAGGCAGTCCTGCCCGTCGTGATTCTGTTGTGAACAGTGTTGTCGATTTTGTTGGCGAAAATGTTGGGACTACTCGTTTGGTTCGGCGTGACGGTGTGGTGTATGAACCCACATTGACCGCAGAAGAACTAGTGAAGATGAAGGATCACGACGCGATCAAGGGTGCCGTGTATGTGACTTCAAAGATAGGGAAGACCGCAATCGCAGGAGATGAGATACGCCTATTGAGCAAGGGTGCTCATGCCGTTGAGTACGCCTTCGGTCAGGGTTCTGTCCGGGTGGAACGTAAGAAAGACATTCCGGTTGGGGTTGGAGCAAAGATGCGGACCCGCTGGGCATCTATTTCTAGGGATCCAGACATCATCATTAATCCGTTTTCTCATGTTGAAAAGTTTGTTCAAGAATTTTCAGAGTTTGTAGAAATCAAACCAAAGTTTAAAGGTGTCAAAAATCCGAATGAACGCATCGTCGTTACTTCTAGCGATGGTATGAAGCGTGTGGTTTCAAGATGGATTCATCACATGTTTCTGTCACCTCGCGCTCCTCGTCGCTTGTCGGGCGTTAAGCCTTACAACATTACTAAAGAATCTGGAACTAAAACTTTGCGTGAGCCACGGTTCAATCGTGAGCAGTACGCAGTGTTTTCTGTGGAGAAAAAGAATCTGTCGTTGAGGCCGGATCTTTCCGATCAGTTTGGAAAGCCGAGTTTGGCGGACCTTCGGATTAGTGACACCAACGGTATGAGTAGGGATTCGCTGATTGAACTAAAGGCAGCCCGATTTGTATTAGCCAAACTTGATGAAGACATGGCAGTCAAGGTGTTTGGTCGCCGTCGGATGCGCGGCGTGCGATTGTCTCGTTTCGCCCGTCGGATTCCCAAGGTTGCTCCCTACAACCCGAAGGCACGGGATGCTGATGGTGATGGTCTGGTTCAGGAAGGAACTATTTGGGAGCGACCTTCGGGAACGATTTTTCGTGGTTTGAAGGCTGGTGCTAGGAAACTGGCTGGCTCTGTTCAACTTGTTGATGGAGACGGCAAGCGTGTTGATTACAAGCCGGGCGAGAACCAGCGTTCTCCGCTTCGGACTTCTCGCTTCGATCCTTTGAAGCGTCGTGTGGCGGGAGCGTCTGAGCGTTTCGGTGGGCGGCGTGAACAGGGCATCCGTCGCAGGGATCAGGAGTTGGATGCTACAGCCGATTTCACTGAGGTCGAATTGCGGCGTCAGGCACGAAAGGCACGCAGGCAGCGGGCACTCGCAAAGATAAGAGAGCGGGGGGCAGGCGTTCGTGAGCGTCGAACACAGCGGATGGAGCGTGGCGCTGAGCGGGATGAGGCTGCCGCAGGGAGACATGCTGAACGGGCTACGGAACTGACTAGTGAGCGACGCGACCGTGATGAGTTTGATAGGTCGCGCCGTGGAATGAGTATCAGGCATCGCGATGAGTTGCTGGCGGAGGAGGCGCGTGAAACACCTGAAGGCGAAAGGCCGTCCGCCCGTGAGCGTCGGAAACGTTCTCGAAATCTGATTGGGGATCAGAGGCGGGAACGAGGAGAACTTAATGAGCAGAATCCGCGTCGTGAGCGTCGGACGCAGCGTCGTGATGAACGTCGTCGGAGAATGCAGGAGCGACTTACTGAATTTGGGGAGCAGCGTGAAGAAGGCATCCGGCGGGAAGATCGCCGTCGCGGTGCAAGGGCTGACTTTGGGAAGCGTGGTCCGAGTATTGCGGAGCGGGCTGCTGCCGCAGCCGAACGCTTCCGTGAACGTAGAGAAGAAGGTATCCGTGCCGAGGATCGTCGTCGTGGCGCTAGGGCAGATTTCGGGAAGTTGGATCGTGAACGTGAGGGTCGTCGTAGGGATCGCCGCGGCCCAACGAGGAGGAGCGAGAGGACTGAGGGGCAGCAGCGCGGTCGGGTGGCTGAAGCAGCGGACAGGGTTAGGGACCGGAACGAGGAAGCGATTCGTCGTCGGGATCGGCGCGAAGGGGCGCAAGCCGATTTCGGGAAGTTGGATCGTGAACGTGCAGAACGCCGTGAACGCAGACAGCGGCGTCGCGAGGGTCGTGGCCGTGGTTTGGCGGAAGCGACTGAAAGGTTTAGGAACCGGCGCGAGGAGTCAATCCGTCGTCGGGACCGTGAGGAGGGGGCTGTAGCCGACTTTGGCATTTTGGAACGTGAGCGTGAAGCCCGTCAGGCTGCTCGCGCTAAACGGGAATTGGATCGACAGGCGGTTCGTAGTCAGCGCCGGGAGCGGATTCGTCGCCGGGTTGAAACGTTCGGAGAGCGTCAAGAGGCAGCGATCAGGCTCAGGGATAGGGATGAGCGGGCTATTGCAGACTTCTCTGAGATCGAATTGCGGCGCGAGATGCGTCGTCAACGGGTTCGTGATTTCACTCGTCGGGTCAGGGCAATCAGTGCTGATAGGGATCCTGAAACCCGTGAGGCAGGTAGGAAAGCGGCAAGGGTTAGGAACGACCGGTCGGCAGCCGTGTCTAAAAGGTTTGATGCACTTGATTCACGCGTTCAGGGGATGCCGGATTGGCGGGCCGAGGGCGATGCAGAGGCTGCACGGCGTAGGCGAGCGATGAGGGAGGCCGGTGTTGAAGAGCCGACACTAGAGCGCGATCCGGTGACTGGAGAACGGGAATGGTCGGACCGTCTGGCGAATCTTCAGCGTCAACGGGCATACGACGATCTTCTGAAGCGCTCTACGCGCCGCCCAATCGAAGACCTCACAGCAGCCGAGCGCCAAGAGAGAGAAGAGATCGAACGCATCCTAAAGATGCCGACATGGGAAGCCGGAGGCACTGCATCGGGCAGAAGGGACATGCAAGAGCGTCTTCTGGAGTTGGGCGGAGAAGATCTAACGGGAAGACAGGCGTACTTGGATAGCGTCCTTGGGGGTCAAACGCTCCGGAGTCTGGGGAGCGACAGGGAGCCTATTAGTCCAACCGCGAGAATTGAGGAGATCGACGCTCTTATTACAGAGTTGAACGATAAGTTCTTCGATAAGTATTGGGACTTGGATGCGAACGGGTACAACGTTGAGTCTGGCATTTATATGCATAGTCGATTCGGGGATCCGATAGATCAGGGTGGCGGGAATGCAATCGGGCGCAAATATGACGAATTGGTCGCAGAGCGCGAACAAATTCTGCGTGGCTCCGCTGAACAATTCCCCGGCATTGACCCGGATGATTTACGAAAAATACAACACGGATTGTATTCGTGGCGAGGCACTAATAGAGACAAGATAAAAAGGCTTGATGAAATCCATCTTGAAATCGAAGCGTTGTATGACGGACAAACAACCGGATGGATGGGCGTATCAGATGCACATCGTGAACGGTTTGAGGAGATACAAGCGAGGCTTGCCGAACTAGGACGATCCGGTCCCCATCGAACCGATGGTGGTGGGATGGCTGTATTCGAAGAAAACATCCACGGGATGGCAGTCGTCAATGAGATGCCTTCTGTTGATGAAATGGTACGGGCTGAAAGGCTCTATGACAAGTCGAAGGCACGGCGTGATCGGTTGCGGAAGATTCGGGAACGTCGCCTAGCGGGCGAAGAAACAGATCCAGCAGAAATATTTATGGAGCCGGTTCAAGGCATGGCCGTTGTCAACACATGGCAGGAATCGTTGAATGACAGGGTACGGGGGATTTCCGCACAGGCTCGCGTGAAGGCTAGGCGTGAACGTTTGGAGGCCATTCGGGAACGTCGCGTTGCGGAGGCAAAAGCCAGAGATGCAGATTTCGATCCAGATGATATTGACCCAGATGAGTGGCATGACGAAGGCTCTCCAGAGGGCGGCATATTTGATTTGGATCAGGCGATCATGGGGATGCCTTCTGTTGAAGAGATGGTTACTGCTGACAGGGTGTTTGAGCGAGGGCTGGCACGCCGTACGCGTCTGAGGGAAATTCGGAAACAAAAAGAGGCGAAAGCAAGAGAAGTCAGGGATGCTGGCGTTTCGCCTGCGCTTGTCGATCAGCCGATACAGAACTTGGTGCCGACGCCAAACGATTCGGATCTTCCCGGTGAAGATGTCCTGATTCGTTACGGACAGGGTGATGAAGTCAAGGTTGGGTCGCGCATTGGAACGGTAATTCGCAGTGATCCGGGCGACGGCGGTCGTGGAGCCTTCTATGTGGTCCAATTCGATGATGGAAAGAGTGAATCGTTTCCCATGTATCGGGTGACGGGGGATTCGGACTTGAGGCGTAGGCGTCGTGCTGAGGGAGTTGAACGACACTTTTACCCAGATGGGGCGATACCGGTTGAGGATTTCACTTCACAGGGACTAGTTGACGAAATGGCGATGATCAAGGAAAGGTGGGATGGCGCAGATGTCATCCCAGTCGAAGACATGATTCGTTTCGACAATCTGAAAATTGCGTGGCATGAGAAGAACCCTACGGGGAATCTGGGAGCCGTTCGCAATAGTCGGGGTTATCCCGTTGATATTAAGCATGTTGAATATGGTGATGGAACGAGGGCTAGTTCTGGACCCGGTACCGGGAGTAGCAACACGGGAATGGTTCGGGGGATGCCTTCGGTGGAACGGGTATTGGGTTTGCCTCCAGACACGTTTGATCCGGACCGTGATATCGACCCTGATGTGTACCACGACGATCCGGACCGTCCGGGCGCTGCCGGTGATCGGATTATTAGGAGTTTGTCTGCTGCGGTGGCTGAGTGGTTGGGCGAAGATTATTTTGATGCTTTTGAAGATCATGAACTTGACAAAGCAATGAGTGACGCTTTGTTGCTGATTAGGGCAAAGAATGGTGGAGATCTTCGGTTTGCTGATTTCATTGAACCTAGCGAATTTTGGCCTGAAGGTTTCTTGCACGCAGAACTAACGCTAGAGGAGTTGTTTACTAAGGAGGGAGTTGAGAAGGGATTGCTGGCTGGGGTGTATGACGGCGATATTCCAGAGGGAGTTTTGCTTGAACTACAAAATGATCATGGGTGGGAGCGTGATCCGATTGAACGGGTTCAAGCCATAGTCGATGCCGTGTTGTTCCATAGTGAAGAAATGGACAATCCGGAAGTCTTCTATGAGAACGTGGCACAGGTTCATGGAGAGACTTGGGAGTGGGAGCGCATGATGTATGCGTTCAGGACGAAGAAACTCCATGAGGACAACGTATTCAGTCGGGAAGGCAAGATACGTTTAGCGTTGACTGACCGATTTTTGCAAGAACGTCGTTCGGAAAATAGACGACGACGCAATGCTCTTACTGCCTCGTTGGAAGATAGCAACTCAGGTGATGGTGGATTTGAACCACAGGGCGATGCTGATGAAGTAGATGTTCCTGATTCAGATAAAACGTTCTTGCAGAAGATTGTTGACAAGTTTACGTTTAAGCGGGTCAAGGTCACAGAACGGGAATATGAGCGCCGCGGCAAGGGGCCGGATTCAATGCCCGGTTCTTTTGAGGAGTTGGGTATTGACGTAGACGAGATTTTGGCTAGAGGCAGTACGACTCCAGAGGAGCAAAAACTTCTTAAGAAATGGGTTATTTCAGCATTCTCGTTGGGTTCGGCCAATGAGTTTGCTGGGGCAGACGATTACATGTGGCGGTTGCGAAGCGAGATCGACGGTAGTGCAGATCTGCCGGAGATTGGGATTATCCAAATTGGAACTCGTATACAGTTGGAATTTCATGCTTCTATCGAATTCAAGCCTCCTGAAGATTTTGTTAGCAGGGGCACGACTTACAAGGCTGGCGAGTGGCATGTAAGTGGTAAAACTGATCGACAAATAACAATCGCGCAGCAGGCCAATGGCGATGCCACAAGAATAGAAATTGACAATAAGCACATGTATGTTGATTCGGCACGGGCTGGTGTTAAAGGAAAGGGTTTTGCAACCTTCTACAACACCAACGCTTGGCTGCATGTCAATCAGTTGGGTGGACCGAAATCAACTATTCGGGTTGATGCGGCTGATGATGGAGAGGTGGTTTGGGGCATACAGGGATTTAATGACCCTCATGTAGTTGCAAATGCCATGGGGGCAATATTCAAAGAATTGTCTGAATACAAGAGAACTGGCAAGCCCGGTTTGATTCGTGATGACGCAATGTTTGAAGCGCTGTCAAGGCTCTACAGTATTCATTCCGATTCTTTGGGTGTTCCGATGAACGAAGAACTCTCTCCTGTCACTCTTGGGATGATTCATTCTGTTTTGCGAAGGGATGGTCGGCATCCTTGGGAAGAAATCGGAAAAACCGCCATTTCAGCCATCTTTGAAGACCGGGATGACGACGTTGACGCTGTTGAAAAAGATCCAAATCAGAAAGTTGATAAAAAGAATCCGACGCAAAACGGAATGGTTCAGAATGCCTATGGGAATTGGTGGATGGTGAATGCCCCATTCTTAAGTGGGGCTGTGCAGGTTCATCGTGAGAGTGCTGTCGGTAAGGGGTTGGATGAAAGCGCTAAGCGGATCAAGGGTGATGTGCCGGATGTAGATGTCGATACACCGGATTCCCCACGACGGCGAAACCGGGCGGCGGAACGCAGGGCGGCAGGGAAACAGGTAGTGGAGCCACCTTCCAGAGTTCCTTTGCAAACTGGGCGCAGGAGGGCTTCGTCACAGTTGTCGATAGGTGAACCAGACGAATTGGGTCGTCTTCCGTTGGTTTCAACTTCGATGGAAGATAGCGACATCAAAACGCCCGCAGCCGCTGCTGAACATATTCGTGGTGGGGGAAAACTTAGTGACGTTCCCCGTGAGTTGATTCTGGAAGCAGTTTTGGAAAATTCCAGTGGATATAACAACGACGCACCGGATGATTCAAAACTTTTCAGATTGATAAGCGTTGACGAGAACGGTGATCCCGGCAAGTCAAGTAATCCGGGCACTTACGGTACGTCGTATATTTTTCTCAAGAAGGATGGCGAACCGGGAGCGGAACAGGGATTCATTATCAAAAGTCCGGATTACGCATACGAATCGCGTGGACTTAATGGTGGGGCTGACGGTTCAGGCAGCAGCATTGCAAATGTCAGCCAATTCAACGAGATTATTGGGCGTTCGATCAGCCAGTTGATGGGAGATCCGACCGGTGGCGTGATGCTAGATGGCACCGACGACAGAGGTCAACCTTATATTGTCATGGAGTTCAATAACGTGGTTGCTGACATTGGGCACGAAATTCCTCTGGCATATATGAATTTGGAGGAGCGTACCGAACCTGAAATGTTGAAGTCTCGTCTTAGGGCTTTGTTGATCGGTTACAGCATGGGTTTGGGCGACAGGCATGGCGGCAACCTGTTGGTTGGCTCAGAAGATGCGGCAGGCTCATCGGCACGGGGCGTAACCAATATCGACTTTCAGCGGGCGTGGGGAGCGGACACGGATATCCGTGCTTACATAGATGGACACATGGCCGAAGGAGATGGTTTTCCCGGTCTTGGATTACTGGGTGACTTACGAACAGCAATCAGGGAAGGCAAGTTGAGCGAATCAGAGTTGGCCCTTGTGATTGACGAAGTTCACGAACAGATGAGACAGATAAAAGATGTTCATTTGGAAAACATCTTTAGCGAGTTGTCTTCAATCCACGAATTGGGGGCACGATCCCGCCCGCCCGGTATGCCCTCCACGGGACCACAAGATGTGGAGATTCATGCGTCGGCAGTTAACGATCATCTGGAGATGACATTGAGCGTACTTTCCGGTGGAGAGATGCTGTTGTCGGAACTTTTGGCAGACACGACAGATGAAGATCAGTGGTTTGCAGAAGGGCAGCAGTTCTGATGGCTAAATTTTTAATCACTCCTTACGGACAATCAGTCGAACCTGCGATTATTATTGAGAATAATGACAACCATTTTGATATCGGTGGAAACGAACAATTGGCAGCACAACTAGTTGAAGCCATGGATGCTTACGACATAGACGAAGAAAAAAGACTGGCCGCTTTGATTCATGGCTCCACGTTCATCATGAGGTCGCATAAACTGGGAGACACAGATGATCCGGATGATAGAAAAATACTTAATGATCATAAGAAGAAGTGGATGAACGAGAATGGGTAACGTTAGTGCAGACACGATTGGCAAGATGCAGAACTATATAGAGGCGCGTAATTCGCCTGAGCGGTTGGGCATTGTCGAAATGGTGTCTCAGTATGTTCTATCTGATCTTTCTCCGGAAGAAGATAAAGAAGAGGCTTTGATTCTGTCGCGCTATCACTTGTCTACGGATAAGGGAACAGAGGATTTGAAAGCGTTGTATCCGGATGCCGTCAGTTGGATGGAGGAAGGTAATTCATGAGATATCCGGAACATCGTTTGAACGAGATTGCTTTTCGTGCTCGTTTATATGATCTGAACCATATCCCTCTTGAAAAAGGGATAGCGGGGATGATCAAACGCGTTCCGAAGGTAGTTCCGTATGACAATGATGCCCGTGATGCTGATGGTGATGGTCTAGTTCAAGAGGGAACAATCTGGGAGCGGCCTGCTGGTACTCGTTGGGTAAGCAAGTTGGGTAGCGCTCTTGCTTCTGGTTTGCGTGCCATTCCGGGTAATTCCAAGATCGTGGATAAAGACGGCAACGATGTTGATTACAAACCGGGAGATAAGGCACAGGGTGGACGGGCGAAACTTCGTGGCTTGTTGGCTCGTCGCCGGTTGCGTCGGGCTGGTCGGCGTACCCGGCGTGCGGAGGGCAGGCGTGAAGAGGATACTGAGCGCACGACTCCCGAAACTTACGACAAGTTAATTGAAACTTTAGAAAACGCTGCGAGTGCGGCAAGTCAAGAGCGGCTGATCGAAGCGGAGAAGGCCCGTGGCGATGAGCCGATGGACGGTGCCTATCGTTCATTTTGGGACACGTTCATGGAAGCGTTCACGGGTATGAATGGTGGTAAGGAGCAGAATTCCCGTGATAAGTCACGCAGTAAGGCTGCTCTTCGTAAGGCTGCTCAGATGGAGGGGAACCGGCGGACGGCTGGCGATGAGAACGGCAATGCCCCTGATAGTGACAGGGAAGAGGAGTTCGATGAGGAGGCATTAAGCGGTAAGGGTGTGATGCCTTCTGCGATTGAAGAGCATCATAGGAAACTTAGAGAGGATCCTGAGTATCGCAAGCGGTGGAATCGTGCGTTGCGTGAGGGCCGGATAGATCAGTTTATTGAGAAGGAGGGTTTGAGGCCGGAGTTGGTTGGCCCGGAGGAGAGGCGACCCGGTGGGGGGCTTAAGCCACCGCCCGATTTCGATATAACTCCTATTCCCGATGGCGGGGATCGCGATCCCGACCGACCCCGACCCCGAGTTGATCCCGAGCCATCAACGGATAAGCCGGGTACCGGGGTAACGCCCGCTGGCCGTCCGGGCGATCACCGGCCCGGACAAGGACAATTAATCAACATTCCTAATGCTACTGATGAGCAGATTGCTGAGCACATCTGGACGCAAGAGGGTTTGAGAGATAGGGATCGACCGGGTGCTGGAATGCGTCCGATTGACGGTGACACGCGTAGACATGACCCGGATTATTACGACCGGCTGATAGCAGAGAGGGATAGTCGTGCGGAGGCGGATGCTCCAGAGGCTGATGTTGATCCGGGGTCTGAATTACCCGACGATGTAATTGAAAGCATTGAACATTACAGGGATACCATACTGCCTGAATTGAGTGATGCAGAGTTGGCTCAAGAACTCGCTTACCTGCGAGATGCTCTGGCCGCTGATGATGTGGCGGACAGGTTCCCAAGGAATGATGGGCCTGAACGGTTTGCTTCGGCGTTGCAGGAGCAGCGTCGTCGTCTAGTGGCGAGCAGGGGTGAAGGAGAAGAGGACGGCCCCCCAGAAGAACCAGATCTCGCTGAGTGGTTAGACCAACAGCCTTGGAGTGATGTCGAACTAGATGGCGCGACAGATGAAGCAATAGCGGCTCGTCTTACCCGATTGGTTGCCGCCGATCCCTTGGGCGACGATGCGGAAATTACTGCTGAAGTCGAACGGTTGAGGCAAGAACAGCGTTCTCGTTGGGAAGAAGAAAATCTTCCGGGTGACGCATTCTTCGATAATGATAGTTGGATTGAAGGCGACTTCGCTTGGGATGATGACGCCATTGATGCCACGATTAATGTTGCTCTTGCCACTGACGATATGCGGACTATAGAAGGAATAGAACGCTCGCTTCAAATGTATCGGGATGACATGTCTGGTGCTGACTGGGCTGGTGCTAAAGGTCGTCGGTACCGGGAAATTCAAGAGATTTTGGATCGTAGGCGTGCGGAAAGAAATCGTGCGACTAGGACGGAGCCGCCGGAGGACAGGGATGCTCCAGAAGCAGATACTCCAGAAGCAGATACTCCAGAAGCAGATACTCCAGAAGCAGAGGATAATTTTGGAGGACGTAATAACGACATCGTGGATCTGAGCGATGAAGAAATTCAAGAACAGATAGATGATCTTGAGGGTATTGAGGATCGAACACTGGAGCAGCAGGCGCGTTTAGATGCTTTGGGCGATGAGTATGACGAACGGTTTGGAACTGAAGAGGAACAGGATCAGGCTATTGAAGACATGGATCTGGAGGAGCGGCTGGAATGGTATGAGACTGATCCTGCGACTCTTTCCGATGAGGAACTTCAGACTGAAATCAATGAACTGAATTCTGAGGAGGATTTGGACGAACACGCAATGGAGTGGTTGACCAAACTTTCCAACGAGGATGACAGGCGGCAGGAAGCCCGAGACGAAGAATCAGAACGAGAAGCGGCAGAAGCGGAAACGGCGGAAGAAGCCCGTCGGGCTGAACTGATTGAAGAGCAGCGAGATCCGCGGGATATGACTCCTGAGGAAATGGCTGAGGAAATGGCTGCCATTACCAGTGCTGATGATGACGAGTTGGCAGAGCATTGGGGTTCACCAGACGCGGCACTGGATCGCCACAACGCTTTGCAGGATGGGTTGGATGCCCACGAACAGAGGGAAGCGGCACATGCTGAGAGGGAGGAGCAGGAAGATCCCACGGGGATGCATGAAGAAGACATCGGTGAAGAGATGTCGGAACTGTTTGATATCACGCAAGATGAGGACTATTCGCCAGAAGCACAGAAAGAGGCTCAGGATCGTTGGAACCTGCTAAGTGCTGAACTGGACAGGCGTGAAAGGGAAACGGAACAGGACGAACGGGATTTGTCGGATGCGTTAGATGAGCGTCAGGCTGAAGAGGATGCTGAAGAGGCTCGCATTCGTGAAGTGGAAGAAGCCGAAGCCGAAGCGGCAGCCGAAGCCGAAGCAGCCCGAGAAGCAGAGATAGAAGCAGATGAACGTCAGGTTCGTGTTGATGAACATGAGAACAATCCTCCGGACAGTCTTTCTGAAGAAGATCTCGCTAATGAGATAGCCGAACTTAGTGATTCGGAAATCATGGATGATCTTGACACGGCGCGTTTGACTGATCTTGAAAATGAAGTCGAACGTCGTATGGAAGCGGCGGCTACGCGTGAAGACAGGAATCGGGGTGAACGTAGTAGAAGTCTGAGGGGACGCAGTAAGGAAAGTCTTCAGGAAGAATTAGACGAGTTGATGGAGGATTCTGACCCCGATGAGGCTCGTATGGATGCGCTTGAGGCCGAGTTGGATCGTCGGGAAAAGGTACGCAATCGTGACGGCAGGCGAGACAACCGGCGACGTACAGACGAGTTGGAAGCAGCAGAGGAGCGTGAGTTTGATGGGGAGGGGGAGGATGACGAAGATTTAGCCTTGCCGGAAAGAGATGTTGTTGATTCTGGCGAGGATGATGAGGCTGTTGATGCCGATGAGGATCGGGTTAATCCTTACGCTGTAGATCCAGAAGAGGGGATGACGACTCCTCCGCCGGAAGAGCCTGAGACGATCCCACCGGCAGCAGCAGATCCCGTTGGTGAAGGTGGCACGGGTCCGAATGGCGAGTGGACGGATGCGGATGAGGCGGCAGATCCCGCTGGTGATCGTTACGCTGAGTTGGAAGACAAACTGGATAGTTTGGATTGGGACATACATGCAGCGTTGGCTGCTGGTGATGACGAACTAGTTGTGTTTCGTTTAATCAGACGAGACGAATTGCTAGAGGACGCCTTCGCTACGATGTCCGACTTCGGTGGTGAGATCGGAATTCACCGGGCGATGTATAGGCATAAGCCTGATGCTGAACTCTTAAAGTATCTGGCCGAACGTGAATATAAGGATGGACAGAAGGCAAGGGAAGATGGGGGGCCAAACCGTGAGCATTATGAAAGTAATCAAAAGTATTTGAATGTGTTGGCGGAGGTTCACAAACGTGGCTTGTTGGATTCAGGAGATCCTGATCCCGATCCGATTACTGATCCTCCGGAGGCGGACCTTCCTGACCCTTTAGAGGGTAAGACCCCGGAGGTCGCTGAGGCGGAGGAAGCCATAAGGCGAGATTGGGACGGTTATTCTCCGCAAGAGAAAGAGCATTTAGCCCTTCTTTTCATAGATGCTGAAATAGCGAAACTTGAACAAGGGCTGATTGATACATATCGCGGTAAGTCTGCTGTAACTTTCTATCCGCTACCGGATGATGCTACGCCGGAACTGATAGACCTTCGTGCCAAGCAGGAATCGTTTCACAACGCGAAGGAAACCTTGTACCAGTTGTTGGCGCAAAGGGACATGTCTGGAACGTTGGGGGGCGTTGAACATTACGCTGAGGACAGACTCGATTTCGTTAAGGATATTGCGGCAAAACAAATTCTTGCTGCTCATATTTTCAACAAGTTAGATCAAGCCGATTTGGGCAGAGTAACAGACGCTCTTAATTCAAATACAAACATGGTGTCCGACCTTGGCGGTGGGGTGGGAGTACCTTATATGCCTCAGTGGTCCAGAATGGAGTACGGCGATGACTTCGATAATGAGGAGATTGTTTCGGGATTAGTAGAGTTGGCAGTTGCACGGATGCAGAGGAAGATGCAAGCAGATGGAAAAGTGGTTACCGACGAACAGGTGGCCGAAGCAGTATCAATAGTAGAACGAGATTTTGCGGTTCCGCTTGGGGAAGCGGCGAGAGACGAATTGGATCGTCGGATAAAAGCAATGGGTAGTGAAGAACTAGGCGGTACGGCTGATCCTTTCCTTCTGGATCTGATACTGAATACTCCTAGCGGTAGTGGTGCCATGAATCAGAGAAACAAATTTATACAAGATCTCTGGTCGGTAGAAGGAAGAGGAATAACGAGTCACGATTTGATGCAATTGGCAAGTATTGATGCTCCGAATCTTGGTAGGGGCATGAGTGAAATTGGTCGGCTCGCAGTCGAAGACCTTGGTCTTACAGGTCGTGTTTCGCCGTCTGCGTTCTCTAATCCCGATTTGCTTATTGGGGATATAATTTCGACTTGGAGTAGGCAATTGCATCTTGGTGAAATAGACGAAGCGACTTTGGTTAGCAATCTTAAGAACCTTCACTACGACTTGGCAAAGTCTTACAAGAAGCACGCGGCAGCAGGATTAGCGGCATCCCGATCAGGTCCGGGCGCAAGAGTTCATAAGGATTTGGCGACAGCACTTTTTGGGAATATTGGACGAGCCGACCAAGCAAGCACTGAGGAATTGTTTAGTGCCGGAGTCAAGGTCGGGATGATTGTATCGGCTCAAAAGGGAGATCTCAGAAATTTGGCGTTGGACGGAGTTATTGATGTTCAAATGGAAAAGACTGAGACAGATATTATTTCTGGTTTAATAAAAGATCTTCGGGGAGTTTCGGATATGCCCGTGTCGTTTGGGGTTACACCCGAAGGAGGATCGACGGTGATGAGAGGCCCATCGGGGGGAAGCAGGGGGAAATTGACTCCGGTGCAGCAGCAAGCGGCGGGCGACATGATTGAACGTGCCGCTGAATTGTTGTTCCCAGATGATTGGATTGAACTTAGCAATTCATCTGGCGAACTCGTCTTGTCTCGTAGAGATGGAAGTCGTGCTTCGTATGCCAGTAGGACGGCGATAGGTCTTCAGTCTGCCTTCCCAGAAGGTGTCGGTACTAGTGAAGGCGTTATAGATATCACTAAAGGAAGTTTTCCCCTTCCGGATGCTGGTCATGAATTCACTCACAGAATTCAGGCCGTAAACATAATGTTGCTTTTGCACGATGATGCGTTTGCACGGCGAAAGCAAACTCCCACTACCGAAGCAGAAAAAAGATCTAGGAAATTTTCACTACGATCCTTCGCTTCTATTCTAGGTAGGTCCGGCATGGAGGGCGAGAAGGCGATTGAAGATCACTTCGCCATGCCTTACATGGGCAAACTTTACGATGCGCGACGTGGCAAATTGAGAATGGAAGTAAGTTCCGTAGGCGTAGAAGTTTTGCTTGGAGGGTCTGTCCATGCGAGTGCGCGTCCCGCAGATCAGCAGCATTTAGGTCCGTACACGCTTGCAGAAGCCCTTGCGGAAGATCGAAGCAAGTCTTGGATCGGTCACGTTTTGGCGATGCTGATTGGTGTTTAATAGATAATCGGTCCGCCGAAATCGTCTGTTCCCGCGTCATCGAATAAATCTGTATCAACTTTTAGGGTTTCGCAGAATTCGTTGAGATAAGCCTCAATGGTATAAAAGATACCTGATTCTGGTAGGTCAACGAAAGAAGGCTTATGTCCATGACCATGGGGCGGGGGACCGAAAACATTGTCTTTTGCCATCACCATGGAAGAAAGCCCGAGCATTCTTTCTGATGGGGGGAGGTATTCGGGATGGCTAGACGAATCAGTTTTTTCCGTCCAGCCAGTTTTTTCTGTATAGGTGTAGTCGAAATCGGCTGTAGGGGCGTCTGTCGCATACGAGCCTTTTTTCCAAGTTCCTGTGATGTGGATCATGTTCCTATCTTACGTTAGTTGTTGTTTCTACGCAATGATTTGATGGATGTTACAGTAGTGCCTATGGCTAAAGATCCTATCGCAGATACTGTTCTTCCATCGAAGAGGCAAGCACTCAAGGTTGGAAAGATGTTGGGCTGTACCGGCGCTCACCGTAAAGGCGACGGTTGGGGCTTGTGCGAATCAGATGAACTATTAAGGATTCTGATCAAGAAGGGTTCTGCCGCCTACCGCGAGGCACGCGACGGGAAAGAGAAGAAGTCTTGTTGTCGTTCCTGCGAAATGAAGGCCAACGCTGCGGACGAAAAACTGATCTTTCCAACACGGGAAGAAGCCGAAGCAGCAGCCCTCAACATGGGTTGTTCGGGGGCGCACCAGCATGGGGTTGGTCAATGGATGCCGTGCGAAACAATGGAAGAATTTAGTGCCGCCCGCAACTCTCCGAGCAAGACTCGCCTCGTCATAGATGTTCCCACGATGAAACGGCGTAAGCGAATTATTGATTTGCCGAATGTCCGGCAGAGCAATTGGGAACCTTTAGGGGGTAGGGGTATCCGTGGTGTAGAGACATTGGCCGGTGGAGGGCTAGTCGCGTCTAAGCGCTTCTATACCACTGGCAAGCGTCGCGAGTATGCCGCTAGTGGAGTAGCCATGAAGGATGGTTCTTACCCGATTCGTGATGTCGGTGATTTGCGAAATGCTATACAAGCGTTCGGTAGAGCAAAAAATAAACCCGCTGCGAAAAAGCATATTAAGAAACGTGCTAGAGCGTTGAAGCGGACCGATCTGCTTCCCGATACTTGGAAAGATTCTTAAACAACTACCTATAGCAGTTGCAACGATCTTACAATAACGTAATCTAAACTAACTACTGTTCAATTCGGTTGTGGTGCTTACCTAAGCCGACTGAGATCAAAACCATTCAACTATGTCGAACAGGAGTTACGACTATGGCATTTGACGAGAGTCGGCTGACAGAACTTCAGGGCGCTTTGCGTGAGAAGATGACAGCCAATAACGATATCGCGGATTCCTTCCGCTCGGAAGATGGTACAATTATCATCGATTCCGCGCGTAAGTCTGCGTTTGATACCAACATGAGTGAGATCAAAGAGATCAAATCTTTGATTGATTCCATGGAAGATATGCAGCGGGTTTCGGATTGGGGCACAGAGGCTCCGTCGGAATCGCTTGCTGCGGTTGCTAACGCTGATCAGGCGGGCATGTTGGCTCAGGTCACCCTCCCAACTGGCGTGAAGAGCCTAGGCGAAGCATTTGTGGACTCTGATGAGTTCAAGTCAATGATGCAGCGTGGCTCAGGCACGATGGACAGTCCTTACAACGTCAAGAACCTTTACGAAGGTGGCGACTTTGGTCAGAAGGACATGTATTCGGCGCTTCCGACCGGCACGCCCGGTTCGTTTGGCACGATTACCCGTGATCCAATCGTAACTCAGCAGCACCGTCGCACCCGAGTTCGGGATCTTTTCCCGACCCGGCGCACCAATTCAGCGGTTATTGAGTACTTCCGTATGAGCGGATTTACGAACGCAGCAAGCACCGTTCCTGAGCGTGTTTCTTCGGCCTTCGGCGCTAAGCCGCAGACGACGATGACGTTCGTGGGCGAGCAGGCTCCCGTTCGGACCATCGCTCACTGGGAAGCAGCCCACCGCAACGTTCTTGCTGATGAGCCGCAGTTGCGGTCGATCATCGACAACGAACTCCTTTACGGCCTTCGGCTCCATGAGGATCATCAGATCCTTTCAGGTGCCGGTACCAGCGAAGACCTTACGGGTATTCTGAACACCTCCGGTATTCAGACCTACTCATGGTCCGCAGGTGCGACCCTTCCGGTCAAGGACACCAAGGCTGATGCAATCCGGCGTGCAGCGACCCTGTCGTTCCTCGCCTACTACGAGCCGTCGGGCGTGATCCTCAACCCGAACGACTGGGAAGACATCGAACTGACCAAAGATTCAAATGGTCAGTACCTGATGGCTATCTCCATCGTTCAGGGCGCAGAGGCCCGTGTTTGGCGGATCCCGGTCGTGGACACCCCCGCAATCGCTTCGGGCACAGCCCTTATCGGTTCATTCGGTCAAGGTGCCCAGTTGTACGACCGTGAGGAGGCCACAATTCGTGTCTCCGAGCAGCACAGCGACTTCTTCGTGCGTAACGCCATTGTGGTGTTGGCCGAACAGCGCCTCGCCCTTGCGGTGAAGCGTCCGGAGTCGTTCGTCAAAGTCACCTTCGACGCTGCGCCTTCCTAATCTGTAAAGGTGTAGCCATATAGGCTGCCTAATTACAACACATAGGTAAAGAGAAGCCCCCCGGTTCGCCGGGGGGCTTTCTCGTTGTTAGATCGAAACTTCGATATGGGAATGTCCGTCGTTGCTAAACGATAGATGGGCAAGACTGGCTTTCCGGATTATTTCATCGTAGTTCTTAGACCACATGGGTCGGGTGACAATGAAGGCATCGTTTAAATATGGGTCGTATCTGACCGACATGCCGTGTTCGACAGGAGTGTCGGTGATTGTTCCACGGACAAAGGCATGAACGTTTTTGCGTTGTTGCTCTAGGACGCGATCCCTGCCAGCGGGCTGAACGATAAATGAAACATCTCGCAGCGTGATCGACTGGACATGATCAATGACATGGCCTTTGTCTTCGCCGCTCAGGGCACGCACGCTGTAACAGCCTTTGTGTAAGTTTCGATAAACCTCTACACGGAGGTATCTAGATATGTGTTCCACAGGGAGCGATGTACTAGACATTCCATGCACACGGAGGCGATGTTGAATTCGTCATGAAAAGTAAAAATGCTACGGCTGGCCAAATAGACATCTCCACAATTGTAGCAGTGCCCGCAGATTCCTTCTTCGCACGTCCATGCCCCATTGTCGATAGCGGCGTGGAGGGCAGCGGTTACTTCATCAAGAGAGAGTGTGTGAAGTGGTTCCATGAAGGAATACTATCTTATGGGACAGGCTCCCGTAGCGCAATCATCATCAAGTAGTTCACTAATTCCTGCTCCCACTAGAACATCCTTGTTATTGATTCGTGAGAGCATTTCTTCGTACCGCTGTAGAGTGATTTCTTCAAGAGGTGCTTGATCGAATCCATGTTCGTTATGAAGCAGAAATGATACAGATTTCATAGTCGTCCAGTTTTCTTCAAGGAATCGTTGAACATCTTCCAATTCCTCAGGCTTGATGTAAACGGTGACGGAAACTGCGTTGTCTGCCCACAATTCTTGAACTTTGCACTGGAGTTCAAGTTGATCAATTGCGCTCATATCAGCAGCGACAGTTGTATCTTTGGGGAATTCGCAAGGAAATTCGACAACTTTGGTTCTGGCGTCGTTATGAACCCATTCGATGTGGTAGCCACGTTCTTGGCAGTAATCCAAGAGGGGGTCGGTGGCTGCCATGCGAACCCGACGAATGTGGTGTGTGCTGTAGCCGGGGTGAATACCGGGGGTGACTCCAGCGAGAAGGCTGAGGGTTCCGCTGGGTTTGATTGTTGTGAGCCGTACCGAGATCGGCCACTCTTTGTAGGTTGACCAGTGGCGGTCAAAGTCGCGAAGTGCTTCATAGGTGGGAGAAAGCCACTCAAGTTTTTCTAAGGATTGAGTTACGCCAGTAACCCCAAGTCCCAGCCTCATATTTTTGCTGGTGATTTCATCCGATTCTCTGTCAAGAGCGGGAAGAGCGGACACTGCTTTTTGAATCTTGTACAACAATTTGGCAATGTCGATCAGTTCTTCTTGACTTTCGATGTTGGGAAGCATGATTTCTGCGAGGTTGCAGGATTCGCGATTCGCGAGGCCAATTTCGGCGCAAGGATTAGTTCCTTCGATTGACTTGTCTTCACGAATTTCATTTCGACGCCCATACTTTCTGGAGGCATCAAGATTGAACAATCCGTAAGGTTCTCCATTGCCGTGGTAACCCTCCCAGAAGACTTCTGGGATACCGGCGATGTTGGAAGTAACGATGCTGTTGTTGGACATGGCCCGGTGGTGTGGGATGTCACCCAAGTCCCATCGCTTGGCGCTGAGGAAGTCAACATCGTATGGGCTACCCAGAGCGATCTCTGCGCTACGACGCACGTTGCCCGCTACAACAACTGATCCGATGATGTTGCAGATGTCTAAAACTTCTACGGAGGTTAGGTTTCGACCAACAGCATCATTCAAAACGCCACAGATTTTTGTGATTCCTTCAACAAGGATTCCCGGTCCGGATGCTGTGCCCCCGAAAGTTCGGATTGGAGCGCCTGCTGGACGAATGAGTTGAGTGGAATAGGAAAATTCTGTTGGATCATCTTTGGAACCGAGATAAGTGTTGATCGCACGCAACAAACATTCCGACCACCCTTCCCGCTTGTCGGGAACGATGTAGTCAGCGTCGGATACGTCATGGTTGTCAACGCTGCCCTGTCGAACGACTCCTAAACGCTGTGGATGGAGGATGGAAAAGCCCACTCCACCGCCAAGCATGAGTCGTTCAAACATCCAAGCGAAGTCGGATGAATCCTTGATGTCCACGAACCAGCAGTTGCAAAGGCTGTCAAGACCCAAACGGAAATTGTTGAGTGTTCCCAGTTGCCAAAGCATCCTGCCGCCGGGCATTCCCTTAAGGTTGAACATGTAGTCGAACATGCGTTCGGATTCGTCATCAGAAAGTTCGGCACCAATTTCGTTAGCGCCGTCGATAACTCGTTGGCAAGTCTGTACCCAATTTTCGGTGGCACCAGTGTCTTCGTTTATGATGCGAGCATAAGTACGTTTATAAACTATATATCCAAGTCCGCTAAAACCCCATGGAGGTGTTTTTTGAGAGTAGGGGTTAAGGAAGGCTTCTGTAAGCGGCATCTGATCCTCTGGCTTAGTGTGAGGTGTTTAAAGGAGGTGCCATAGTATGTCACAACCTTCAAATACTAAAAGTTAAAGCAGACCTAATTCTTTTGCTTTTTCCCTACTGATTTTGCTTCCAGCGGGAACAATCAGGACTTTGGCAAGATGTTCAGGAGTGATCCAACGTTTTTCAATGATGTCCTCTTCAACAGTGAAAATGTTCTCGTCATCTATGGTTTTCTCAAACACGATAGTGTGATCTTCGGGCGTGCAAGTCATGGAAGAATTTCCACAGATGATGCATGGACCCGGTTCATAGGCGGCGAATTCGACTCCGCTGATATGGGGTTCGTTGGTTCTTCCTACCATGAACAGACCATACACCAAGGAATGGGTTTGTGCCGGGACGCGAAAAAGGAGGGCCGTGAGAACGACCCTCCCTAAACGCTTTGGACTGGTCAGCCCATGATTGCAGGGTTAGGCGGACTCGTTGTAACGCTGGTCCGAACCCAGAGCCTGAAAGGCTGCGTCGTAAATCCTTACGAACTCTTCAGGGTAAAGAGCCTCCAAGGTCTTGTGGGCCTTGTACGCGGCGGTCATCTTGCGACGCTGCCGAATCTTACGGGCCACAGCCTTGGCTTCCTTTTCAATTACATCTTCGTTGCGGCTGGCAGTCATGATCCTGTTAAGGACCGTCTGCTCCGCGTCGGTGATGTCGTTCACGGTATTCCTCCTCATATCTTAGGTTATAGGTTATCCGTGTGAACACACAGGATAGCAAGCGTCGCGATAAAGCGCAAGTATTTGAAATTACTTTTCCTTGTTGGCATGTAGGGCCGAGAAGATGAAGTAGATAAGCATCCCGCAGAAGAAAAGTCTAGATGCGTCGAAGTATCCGATTCCGGGGGAGAGTTCATTAAAGTTCGGATAAGCGTTGATGACGATGTGGTTAGCCCACAAAAGTATTAGTCCACCAAAGCAACT